AAGAAGATAAGCTGTTTTGGGAAGCTTTTGACGACCTTAAAACTTTCTTATCCGAACGCACCAATTGTACTGTTCTCCGGCACGAGCAATTGGAAGCAGATGACTTGGTGGCAGGATGGATTCAAGCACACCCGCAGGATCACCATACCATTGTAAGCAGCGACACTGATTTTCATCAGTTGCTGGCCGACAATGTCAATCAGTATAACGGTGTAGCAGATGAGTTGCATACGCTGCAAGGTATCTTTGACAAAAAAGGCAAAATGGTTATTGATAAAAAAACCAAAGAGCCTAAGGTTATTCCCGATCCAGAATGGATCTTATTTGAAAAATGTATGCGCGGTGACCCTACCGACAATGTGTTCAGTGCCTATCCTGGTGTTCGTAAAACTAAACTAGAAGAAGCATACAACGATCGTGCCAATCGGGGGTTTGCGTGGAACAATCTCATGTTGCAATCTTGGACTGACCATAACGGTGTAGATCATAAAGTACTCGACGACTATAATAGGAATCGTGTTCTAGTAGATTTAGCTGCTCAACCTGACAATATTAAAATTAAAATTGCAGAAACTATTGCTAACGGTAGTGTAAAACTAAATCGACCAATGGTGGGAGCTCAGTTTCTAAAGTTCTGCGGTAAGTATGAACTTAATCGTTTAAGTGAAAATGCCACAGCAATCAGCGATGTGTTGAGTGCCAGCTATCCACAATGATTAATATACAAGACTTATTAGATCAAGAAGCCAACTTAGCCAATGAAGGCCACGCTGACAGCGAACAAAGAAAAAAGATTCATACACTAATAAGGCTTGCAAGAAACGAAGAATATCGTCCCCATTGTTTTGGTGACGATGACTGTTCTACTAGAGTTTTATCTATGTGTCCATGGCGAATGGATTGCGGAGAAAATCAAAATTATGAATAAAGAACTTTTAAAAAATCTACAGTTACAAGCGGGAGGTAGTCACTATCCCAGCATTAATCCAGACATGCAATTGGCATTTGCTCGATTAATTGTAAACGAATGTATCGAATCTGTTCGCAAAACAGATACAACTCATGCCTACACTACGTTTGACAAATCATTAATAGATGCTACAATTGAAAGATCTATTAAGTCAATTAAAGAAAAATTTAATTAAAATGGCATTTAAACGTCATCAAAGCCCGTTTCGTACTTTGCGATCAAAAGATCCCAATTTCACGCTGACAGATGGACTACTAGTTACTCCAAGGGCTGGATTTGAAATTTCATCTGGTTGCCCTTACAATTATCGAGAAATCATTCAAGAATGTGTTCGTCATGGTTGGCTTAAACCTGTGGCAAATGTGTATGATCACGAATTAACTTTTGATGTATTAAAGGGAGTGACACAATGAAACTTATCGATGTAATTTTAGCCGCAGAAGGTCGAGTCAGTGGGGGCAGCGAATATTGCTGGCACTGCTGGGGACACAATGCAAGATTCATGGAATTTGCTGATATTAATGGACAAGAATTTTGTACTGTGGTATTTGACTGTAAGACCTACGATGTCTACGACATTCAAATTTTTGTCCCGGGCCATGATCAATGTTTTATTTGGTGGAATCCTGAATTTAAAGAAGCTCATCACCATGAATCTAAGGTTCGCAATATCGACCCTCTAAGGGCCTATGATAATATATTTTTTACCGAAGTAGACGAAAAAACTATTATAGAATATCTTAAAGATATAACTGCCACAGTCTACGAACATTTGCCTATATTAGAAACTGTATGAAGTCATTTAGAGATTGGCTTAAAGATTTATGGTATGAAAATCGCGAAGAACGTGCTTCCTGGGGCAACCCGACTCTAAGTCTTCAAGAATATTTTCAACAATATAAATGGTGGCTGCGTCGAGAATATAGATTCCAACAAAGGAATAAAAAATGATTGAAACTTTTATTTTTATTCTTGTTTTGTTACAAATCAAACACTGGTACATAGATTTTGTAAATCAAAACGATGAAGAAGTAAAACACAAAGGCATTTATCTCGACTGGCTAGGAGTTAAGCACAGTCTTAAACACGGTATTGGGACTTTTGCTTGTTTATGGGCAGTAACCGGTTGGGGATCTATCGAGTTTGCATTTTTTATCGGCGTGCTAGATTTTATGTTGCATTATCATATCGACTGGGCAAAGATGAACTATGGTAATCGAGATATTACCACTCCGCAGTTTTGGAATCATCTAGGACTAGATCAAATGGCACATCAACTTTGCTACATCGCATTCGCAGGACTTACAGTATTATGAATGAATTAATTGCACGACCCATTGTTAAAAACAAATATTGGATTGTAGAATCCGATGGAAATAAAGTTGGGACTATTCAAGCCGTAGAAAAAGGCGGGTTTGTCTATGTTCATGCCCAATCTAGGGTACAGTATCCTAGTATTAAATTATTGAGCAAAGCACATAATGTAATTTTTGACTCGCCGTCAAATAAAAAAGAAAAAATAGTAGTAGAGTCCCATAATGTCTATGATTATCCAGTGAGTAATAAACCATGGAATCTTTTATGGGATGTAAAACATCAATTTCCCATCTACACAAAAACTAGTAAAAGCAAAAGCTATTACTGTGCTGGATATTACATTATTAAATTTAATAATGGGTGGGTTAAAAGTTATTGCCCTAAATTCATTACATTAAATCGTTACGAATTTCAAGGACCGTTTAAAACTAAAATAGAAATGCAAGAAGCACTGAAAGCAGCAAAATAATGATTGAAAGTAATCTAAGCTTACATCTGAAAAATTTTAATGATAAAATTAAATTAATGAATCAAACAGGTGGTAAAAACTTAACTTTAAGTGCCAACGAAGCTCGAAGTCTTCACAATGATATTTTTGATTTATTGAATCATTGCGCTACACTAAGTAAACAACTTTCAGCGGCTAAATCAGGAGATTCGGTAATCAGTATTGCAGTAGATGGTGGTGGATTTAAATAATCTACGTACTTTAAGGTATAAATATTATTAGTTAATAATTCTATGAGTAGACCTAAACCAAATGTACTAATCGAGCATGTAAATAAATCGACCTATAAAAGCGAGCAAATTCTCAGCAGCGAAGGCATATGGGCAGTGTTTTACGATAATCAACCGATTAATTTAAAAAGCAGTAATATGCTGGTTAGTTATCCTGGTCCTAAATATAAAAAGACTTCTTTTTCAAATAAAGGACATGCCATTAATCTTTGTAAAAAATTAAATTCTTTATTCAAAACAGATTTGTTTTCTGTAGTACTAATGAAAAGTGGTAACAAAATCTACCCTTAAACGGTTTACACAAACGCAGCTGACTCAGATGTTTGCTGAAATGTCAAAGCAACATCCTAGTAAGTTAAGTTATATTATTTGGAATAATCCCAAAGACCCCGATAGTCTAAGATTAAGTCTTGCTGGATTTAAATTTCTCTCCACAGATCTCAAATTAAAATCTTATAAATTTGAATTCGATCAACCTTTGGCCAATAAGCATTTACTTCAACTTGAGAGATTCTTTCAAGGCATGTATTACCTTATCGGTGCCCGTAAAATTGTAGTTTTCGACGAGCAAGAAGCTACTATGCTGAGCTTAATGGACGGCGATCTCAAAAAATACCTAGCTAATCTAGAAAATAATACTAATTAGTACTATATTTGTTGTAAAAATGCAACAAAAATTTTGGTTGCTCGAAAATCCCAATTTTGCTATAATATTGATATTGTAGTTAACAAGGAGTTCAAGTTGAACCAATTGACCCAGATTCAGCAAGTTAATCAAGCTATTATGTTTGGTAACTTTACCGACACCGAACTGTCCAGTATTATTAGTGCCGTACAATTTGCCAAGTCTCAACTTCGTAAAGATAAAATCCGTTCTATTAAATTGGGCGATAATGTTCGTTTTACTAGTACTAAACGCGGTATGACTATCACTGGCACTGTAGACAAGATTGCTATTAAATTTGTAACAGTTCGTAGTCCGCAGGGCCTGTGGAAAGTGCCTGCTAACATGCTGGAAGTTGTGTAAAAACAACACATTTTTCGGTTGTCCGAAAATCCCATTTTTGCTATAATATTGGTATAGTAAGTAAACAGGAGCAAGCAATGAATTTTACCCAAGCACTGGAAGTCGTTCAAGAAGTTCAATTCAATAATCGTTTGCCCGGCCTGCTTGAGACCCTGGAATTCATGGCTGTGCCCAGCAACCGTGAAGAACTCACTGGCCAGGAACTTCGCGCATATCGTGTGGTCTTTAATGAAATGGGTAAACTTTTTGCCCCGGTCTAAACGGTTGTCCAAAAATCCCAATTTTGCTATAATAATGGCATACAGTAACAAAACGGAGTAAACGAAATGGCTTATGTCTCTCAGGAACGTAAACAATCTCTGGCCCCTACTATCAAGGCTGTACTTAAAAAGTATGGCGTCAAAGGCTCTTTGTCAATTCGGACTCATTCGTCTTTGGTTCTGACTATCAAGTCAGGAAAGATTGATTTCATCGAAAATTTCATTGACAATGATGCGATCAAACCCTACGCTAAACATATGTCCGGGGATGAAATTGAGCGTCTTCGTAAGAATAAATGTGTGGATGTAAACCCTTATTGGTATCATGAGCACTTTTCGGGTAAGGCTAAAGAATTCCTGAAAGAGGTACTGGCTGCTATGAACAAGGGCAATCACGATAATTCAGACGCCATGACTGACTATTTCGATGTGGGTTGGTACGTGGATGTGAATATTGGTCGTTGGAATCAGCCCTATGCCTATGTTGCATAATAACAACAGACAATAATTCAAGTTTCAGATATAATATACTTTTACATCACAAAGGAGTTTTTAAATGGCTAAAGAAACTGTAACCGAAAGCCGCACTGTTACCAGCGATGGCGCTCGTCGTGCTATTCTTAAATGTTTCAAGAAAAAGCGTCCGGCTTTTCTTTGGGGCCCTCCAGGCATTGGCAAGTCTGAGGTAATCGAGGGTATTGCTCGAGACTTGGGCGGTGCGTACATCGACCTGCGTCTTGCACAGATGGAGCCCACTGACCTGCGCGGTATTCCATACTTCAACAAAGAGCTGGGCAAAATGGACTGGGCGCCCCCCATCGATTTGCCTGACGAAGAATTCGCTAAACAGTATCCCTACGTGGTCCTGTTTATGGACGAAATGAACAGTGCCGCTCCTAGCATTCAGGCAGCAGCCTATCAGCTGATTCTTAACCGCCGAATCGGCAAATACATTTTGCCCGACAATGTTGTCATGGTTGCCGCTGGTAACCGTGAAAGCGACAAGGGTGTTACCTTCCGCATGCCTGCTCCGTTGGCAAATCGTTTCATGCACTTTGAAATGCGTGTCGACCATGGCTCGTGGGAGACTTGGGCAGTTAACAACAAAATCCACAAAGACGTGGTGGGTTACATCGGTTTTGCTAAACAAGACCTCTACGACTTTGATCCTCGTTCTAGCTCGCGTTCGTTTGCTACTCCACGTAGCTGGACCTTTGTCAGTGAAATTCTTGAAGATGAGGACACTTCAGATTCTGAACTGATCGATTTGGTTGCAGGTGCAGTTGGCGAAGGTGTTGCAGTTAAGTTTATGGCCCATCGCAAAGTTGCAGGGCAACTGCCTAAGCCTGCAGACATTTTGGCCGGCAAAGTTACTGAACTCAAAGTGAAAGAGATCAGTGCCATGTATTCGCTGACTATTGCTATGTGCTACGAGCTCCAAGATGTTGCCAAGAAAGAAGGCGGTAAACCTTCTGCAGAATGGCATTCGATGAGCGATAACTTCTTTAAGTTCATGATGGATAACTTTACCACTGAGCTTACTGTTATGGGTGCTCGTGTTGCGTTGACTACTTACAACCTGCCCTTTGTTCCTGGCAAGTTGAAGAACTTCGACGAGTTCCATAAGCGTTTTGGTAAGTACATCGTGGCAGCTAGCCAGAAGTAAGTTTAGGGGCAAGGTTTCCAACTCTTTTGGCCTGTAAGTCCCCAATTTATTATGAAATTTAAAATCGAAAAGTTAGATGGCAGACACAAAGGCAATAGTTCCTTTACTCATCGAGCTGTGGTTTTAGGATTAACTGCGGACAGGTTTATCGACTTTTTAACTCTCAGAGAGTGGTGCTGGAATACTTGGGGACCTAGCTGTGAACGCGAAATTTATCTAAATACTCATTTTAATAAAATTAAAAACAATTCCTGGGCATGGCATTATAATGATGATTATAATGAGTGTTGCATTTATCTGACAGGATCCAAAGAATTAGAACTGTTTACTTTGAAATGGTTATAAAAATTGTTTTTGACAATAAATCCAATTTCAAATATAATATACGAATAAACAAGGAGCACTAAATGGCTACTACATCAAGCGAAAAGAAAAGCGAACATAAACTTGCAGGTCAATTGACTGAGAACACAGACCCTCGTCTGGACGCCACCGTGCGTGAAAAACTTGTTACGGCCCGAATTGGTCTCCTTCTTCGTGCGCCCTTTTTTGGCAATCTTGCTACTCGCTTAAAATTAGTTAATGCAGATAGTTGGCTGGGCACTGCGGCCACTGACGGCCGCAATTTCTATTACAATACTGAATTCGTAAACAAACTCAAACCCAAGGAAGTTGAGTTTCTGTTTGGACACGAAGTCCTACATAACGTATATGACCATATCGGCCGTACTGGCGACTTCCGTGACCGTCGACTGTTTAACTGCGCCGCCGACTTTTGCGTAAACAGTGACCTTATTGAACAAAAGATTGGTGACAAGATTACTCCTTGTCTGTACGATCCAAAATACAAAGGTTGGAGTGCTGAAGAAGTCTACGACGACCTTTACGAAAAAGCAGAAAAAATTGATATCAGTGACCTTCTTCAGCAAGTGTTGGACGAGCACATGGACGGAGACGAGCAGTCCGACGGAGATGGTGAAGGCGAAGACGGCGATAAAAAAGGCAAAGGTCGTCCCCGTCTCAGCGAAGAAGAAAAGCGTCAGATCAAAGACGAAATTCGTGAAGCACTGTTGCAGGCTGCTCAGGCTGTGGGCACAGGAAACTTGCCGGGTGGTGTTAAGCGTCTTATTAAAGATCTCACTAAACCCGTTGTGAACTGGCGTGAACTGTTGCAACAACAAATTCAAAGCACTGTAAAAGATGACTTTAGTTGGATGCGTCCTAACCGTCGCGGCTGGCATATGGATGCTGTCATGCCAGGCATGAAGCCAGGTACTCAAATTGATGTCTGTGTTGCTATCGACACTTCGGGTTCTATCAGCGAAAAAGACCTTAAAGATTTCTTGAGCGAAGTCAAAGGCATTATGGAGTCCTACGACGAATATAAAATTCGTGTTATCACTTGGGATACAGAAGTGTATAACCCTGAAGAATTTACCAGCGACAACATGTCAGATATTACCAGCTATACTCCCGGTGGCGGTGGTGGCACTGATCCTCATTGTGTGTGGGAATGGCTCAAAGACAATGACATCGAGCCTAAGAAGTTGATTATGTTTACAGACTTCTGCTTCTTCGGCTGGGATCCTGCTAGTGTTCAAGACTATTGTGACACTGTTTGGGTTATTAAAGGCAACAGAGATGCAGAGCCTGAGTTTGGTGTTTGGGCTCATTACGAAGAGGCAAAAAAACATGCTCATGCATAAAGATGTTACCACAGTTGACAAAGATATTGTCAATGATATTTTAGATAAAATGGCGGAAGATGTAGAAAAAGAAATCGACTTCAACATCATGGCAGAAGAATTGTCTAGGTGGGGTTGGTCTAAGGTAGATCTTCCGCCATTTGATAATCGATACAATATCAATGACATCTTAGACTGGGCATATCATCATTGCCAAGGCGGATTTGAAACTTGTGGTGTACGTTTTATTTTTGAAGATAAAAAGGATGCCACGCTATTTGCGTTAAAATGGTTGTAACATCTTACTAAGACTTAAATATTTTTAGTTCATTAAAGGTATATATGAGTCACGAACAAGACAAACTTAAGAACAGTAAACGCAGATTTGAAGATGAAAATGCTGTAAAAAAACAGACTAAGATTGCCAAAGAACACGGTGCTCCTGTAAAAGAACCGCATCGGTTGCACAAAAAACATGCCATGGATTGTGGAAATCCAGAATGTTATCTCTGCGGCAATCCCAGAAAAACACATAAAGATAAGTTAACTATTCAAGAAAAAAGATTCTATCAGGACACAGATAAAGTCACTGACAGGCATAGTAACGGAATTTCTTCAAATGAAACGAATGAAAATTGATCTTCGAGATGTGATGGACGAAGATAAGTTTTACAGTAAAAATCATCGTGAAACAGACGACGACTTTTATAAGAAGTCAGATAAAAATCTAAACAATAAGAAATCGACTAAAAATCGACATGCTCGATATCGAGACGAAGACGACAAAGAGTTTCTATAAAATAACTTAGTGAGTAAACTATGAGCAAAAGAGTTGGACCTATTACACTTGACAGTGACGCTGCGGATCGTATTACTTTGTTGAACTTAAAAGAGTATCGCGGCTTTCTTAAAAAAGAACTCAGAGATTGGAAGAAAAATCCTCTAACAGATGATAATCCCATGGGACATTGGCTGCACCCTGAAGATGTCGCACTCAACATCCGTGTAATCGACGCACTAACTACAGTTATTAAGCAATTCGAATGAAGAAAATCTTTTACGAAAAGCAGGGTCGAAAATACGTTCCTGTATACGAGTATGATCAAAATCTACTAGATGCCTTTCCCAAGGGTACACACATTGTTATGTGTTATCCAGGTGGGCAAAGTCGCAGATACAACATTGACCCCAACTATGCTGCATTAATTGCTGCCGGGCGTGTGGCAGAAGAGGCCATGACGAAAGTTATTCGCGAAGCCAGTGAGATGCGGCCTCAACGAGCAATGCTGACTGAAGGTCAGCACAAGGCATGGAAAAAATTGGCAAAAGAATTTGGGGACGACTTGGCCACCCTGAGCATTAAAAGCGCACATGACATTGCCGAAGCTGGATTGACTGCTCTCAATGAAGAAGCCGATAAACTGATGAAAAACGCAAGTGTGCGCGAAGCTTATAATCAGTTCATTATGATGTGCGAACTTTGTAAAGAACACGATGTTGAAGTACGGTGAGATAAATCCATTGAATGTAGTAGGACTTAGAAGGCTAGACCATTGTCCTCCTCATTTCGAAAAAGTTCATTTTGATTTACGAACCAACGAAAAGAATATCTCCGATTGGGTATACGAAAATTTATCTGGGCGATTTTGGTTTGGAGATAGTTATGTCCAGGACTTCGAAAATAAAAATGTTTATGGTTTAAGTAAATGTATTGGTTTCGAAATTAAAAATGAATCTAGCTATTTTATTCTTATGCTAGATTCAGTTAATTGTTCTAACATTTAAAAAAATTTCTTCAATGATACAACAGGTTAAATAACTGTGTATTATTGGAGTATCAATGACAGACGAAACAAAATCAGTTCAAGTTCCTTCAAAAGAACTTCTTACAATTTTATCTAGTATACAACTAGCTAGCAGTCGCGGGGCCTTCAGGCCCGAAGAATTTACAGAAATTGGTTCAGCATATCAAGCTCTGTATGCCTTCTTGGTGGAATTAAATGTTATTAGTCCACCTACTCCCACGGAACAACCCAATCAATAAGGATTTTGTTATGATTAAACATGTAGGCAAACACAATAATAAAAAATGTGTTATTTTGTTTAGAACTGTACCCGGAGAAGACCATATGTGCTTGGTCATTTACCCTGACACTTTACCGCGTCATATTCACGATGACATAATGACTGCATTAGAAAGCGAAGTCGGTCAACAAGCTAAAGAATTCAGTGACTATCTATTTAGGTATACTATGCAAGACGGTACTAATGCATTAGAGACTATACATAAAGAAGGCATGATTAAGAAAGTACCAACAAATCAAGTTATTGTCACGCCTAATGCTAAAAGCACTGTAAGGTTAGATGAGCTTAATTCTATTTTAAATAAGTTAGCACAAGGTGAAGATGCTGTTAAAGCACTAGCAGAATTAGATAAAAATACTGGTATGAGCGGAAAAAGGCGAGTCCGTGAAGGATTAGAGCCAGGCGAAGTTCGTGCGCCTAGAGAATCTCGTAGCACTCCTGCGCAGGTTGAAACGAACATAAGTATTAATGATGTATTGTCAGACGCAGATCTTGCTACACAACGTCTTGCACAGTCACAGAAGTTGCAGGCTGATGCTAAAGCACTACTAGCAGAGGCAGCTCGCTTGCAAGAAGAAGCATTAACACTTAACGGTACAGCAACAAAAAATGGCACAACAAAATCCAAAAAAACAGCCAAAGCCAAAGAAGCTTAATTTAAATACAAAAACTGCCTGGAGAAATATTTTAAAAGAAGTTGAAAAAAAAGAAGTACCTATACACGTTTTAGAGAAACTTATGGTATATCTTAAAGATGGTACCATGGTCACAGTGGATATTAAAAGACTGTTAGCTGAAGGTGCGGATCTAGACGATATTGAAAAACATATTTCTACTAGACTAGATGAATTAGATCTTTACATCGACAATGTAGACTTTTTTGTAGATATAGATCTGGTCGAAAAAACAGTACAACCTGAAACAGATAAACTGCTTTCTAAATTATGATCAAAGCAATATTTGCCGTAGATCATTGGGGAGGCATGGGATTAAACGGTAGTTTACCCTGGCCTCATCACTCTGAAGATCTACAATATTTTAAAGAACAAACCAATGGCCATATTGTTATTATGGGACGTCGTACATGGGATGATCCTAAAATGCCTAAGCCACTGCCGGGTCGAACAAACTACATAGTTACTAACAGACCAATCTTTGGATACGGTGTTTCTACTATTCGTGGAAACACAGCTGAAAAAATCAAACAGATTCAAGATATTTACCCCAAAAAAGATGTGTGGATAATCGGCGGGCCTAAAATTTTGATGGAAACTCGAGATATAGTAGATCAAGTTCACATAACTCACTTTAAAGGGCAGTTTAGAACTGATGTTCAAATTGATCTTAGAAAATATTTGACTCTTTTTAGAGCCACCAGTGCTGCAACTAGTTTAGACAAAAAATGTAGTTGGATGACTTATAAAAATATTGACATATTCCGTCAATAAAATTATACTTGCCGTATGGAACAACAATATTTAAATGCATTAAAATATGTACTGGATCACGGCGTCAAAAAAGCAGATAGAACCGGCACAGGAACTATTAGCGTGTTTGGTATGCAACAACGCTATAATCTTCAAGAGGGATTTCCTGCTGTTACTACTAAAAAACTAGCGTGGAAGTCTGTTGTGTCCGAATTGCTGTGGTTCATTGAAGGTTCGGGGGACGAAAAGCGGTTACGCGAGATATTACATGGTAGCACCGAGTCTAGCAAGACAACCATCTGGTCTGCCAATGCCACAGCACCTTATTGGACTAATAGATATAAAAAGTTTCCTCCTCGAGGGCCGCAATTTGAAGGTGACCTGGGTCGTGTATATGGTGTACAATGGCGACATTGGCGCACCAGTGAAAAAAAATTAAATGATAATAACAACGATATTGTCAACGTTGAAGTAGATCAACTCTCAGAATTAATTAAGGGAATTAAAGCAGACCCTCACGGACGAAGACATATATTATCTGCATGGAATCCAGGTGAATTACAAGACATGGCCCTGCCACCGTGCCACTGCTTTGCTCAATTTTATGTAGCAGATGGTAAATTAAGTTGCCAGATGTACCAAAGAAGTTGTGACATGTTTTTAGGTGTTCCCTTTAACATCGCGAGTTACAGTTTGTTAACGCATATAGTGGCTCAAGTGTGCAATTTGGATGTTGGAGAGTTCGTTCACGTGCTGGGAGATGCACACATATATCTAAATCATGTAGAGCAGGTAAAAGAACAATTATCACGTGAACCATTACCTGCCCCACAATTATGGCTAAATCCAGACATCAATGATATCGATAAATTTACCATGACCGATATTCAATTAGACAACTATCAAAGTCATGGTGCTATTAAAGCAGACATGGCTGTATGAAAGTAAAAGTACACGAGTTTACCATGAGTGACGTAGACGATTTTGCAATTTACGTCGCTGAACCTTTATATAATTGGGAAAAGAGCGAGCAAGGTCAGTGGGTTATGAATAATGCTGTCGAAGCACCTTCATGGCGTTCAGGCTGGGATCATATTACTTTTCAAAATAAAGTAACCATTATAGCAGATTTGCAAGAAAAAGATCTAACATATTTTATATTGAAATGGGGTATTAAATGAGATTCATAGTAACAGGCGGTGTAGGATTTATCGGACATAATGTTGTAAGACAGTTAGAGCAATTAGGACATGAATGTTTTATAATCGACTGCGTCACCGATTATGGTTTTGTATCAAAAGATGAATTAACTTATTTGGTTAAAGCCCGTAAAAATAGAATTCGCAGTTCTGTACATCATATCGATATTAGAGATCATTCTAGCTTAGAAACATTTTTTAAAACTTTTGGACATACTTGCGATGCTGTTGTTCATTTAGCAAGTTTTCCTAGACAAAAAGTAGTCAATCAAAACCCAATTTGGGGCAGTGAAGTAATGAGTACTTCTTTAGTAAAATTATTAGAACTAACAAAAATTAGCCGAATCCCCAAATTTGTTTATATCAGCAGCAGTATGGTATACGGAGACTTCACTGATCAAGTAACAGAGGACTTTAACTGTAAACCCCAAGGGCAGTATGGTATTATGAAATTAATGGGCGAATGGTTAGTTAAAGATTATTCTCGAAGAAAATGTTTTGATCATATCATTATTCGACCCAGTGCTGTATACGGCGAGTATGATGTCGAGGATCGTGTGGTGTCTAAATTTATGTTATCCGCGATGAAAGGACAAACACTTAAAGTCAATGGGGCTGGCGAAACATTAGATTTTACATATGTCGAAGATGCTGCAATGGGTATAGTACAGGCTGCATTGAGTAGTAATGCTATTAATAAGACATACAATATCACAAAAAGTCATAGTCATAGTCTATTAGATGCTGCAAATTTAGCAGTAAAAATTGCAGGCCGCGGGTCGATCGAATGTAAAGACAAAGATGCCGACTTTCCCTCAAGGGGTGCATTAAACATAGATGCAGCTCGCAATGATTTTGGCTTTGATCCCAAGGTAGATGTCGAGGAGGGATTTCGTCGGTATCATACATGGTTTTCTGAAAGTAAATTTTGGAAGTCAAAACTATAATTCCGTTTTTCGGAGTAAAAAGGCAATATGCCAATCTCCGAGATGAAATACTAGATGCTATAGATAAAGTCTACA